AATGAGAACACGTCCCCCATTTGATTAAAAAAGCACGAAAAAATACTTGACAAATAATCTGACCTGTGGTATTATAATTATAGAAACAATGAAACTTAGTAAATATAAGGAGGAATAAAAATGAGGTTTAAAAAACGAAATATAATTAGATGGTTTAGTTTTGAAAAGGAAACTGTAAAATTAATGAAAGAAAAAACAAAGAAAGATTTCATTCATTATTTAAAAGAAAATGCTGTATGTTATGGTACACATGTTGATATTATTAATAATAAGATTGTTGAATGTAAATATTATTTATTAGAGGGGCGAGATAATACATCAAATAAAGATTTTTTGGTGACGTATAATGGCGATTTGTATTATTGGAATGATTATAATAATTTGATAGAATTAATAGATTAATACTTAAACCCTCCTATTGCGGAGGGTTTAAGTATTAAAGATTTACTCTTATCTTGGAATACCATAAACGCCCAAAGTATAGATAGAGTCAAGTGACGGATGTGTACTACTGAACGCATGGTCCATAGCATTAGCACTAACTTTAATGTGTGTATCATCAGTAACTTCTATCATGATGGTGATAGTGGCAACGGTATTTGTTGCTCCGTCTTTTAAAACCTGTTGAGCACCAACGTATTTTTTCTTGTCATTTCTATAAACAAATACAGGTGAAATGCCTGCATTTGTTTCAACATACAAAAATCTGTAATTAGTCAAGCTATCGTTAAGTGTCACAGGCTGATTCTTAACGCTACCGCTCCACAGTGTCACATCTTTATTCACATTATCGGCTTTAGCACTGGCATTATTAGCAGTCAAAAGTGCGCTATTGGCTGTCTGCTGTGCGCTGTCAGCTTTTCCATCTGCTGAGGTAGCCGTATTTTGTGCTGTTTTTACACTCTCTTTCAAACTTGTAGCATCTGTCTGCAATGTTGTAATAGCACTGGTATGTGACTTCACAGTTTTTTCAACTTCACCAACTCTAGCAATTGCGCTTCCTGCATTCTGTGAAGCTGTGGTTGCCTTATCATCTGCACTGTGAATACCTGTATCAATTTTGCTCATATCAGAATTATAATCTCCTAAATATGTCGGTTTGTCAGTACCGATATACTGACTTAAATCATAATAGGTTGTTTTGTTTGTTGAACTCATAGTTTTAAAAATCCTCCTTTAATTTATAATTTTAACGCCGTTTTTGCGTTACTGTCAAATGTATAAGCGCTTAAGGCTTTAGACTGGAATGCTGTCACCGTCAATAATAAAGCGTCAAACTCGCTAGCTGTAATTGGGTCATCAAAATGCAACTCTGCAAGCTTGTAAATTACATCTTGGTAAAAAACATACTCGCCTGTAAACGGGTCATGCATATATAAGTTGCTATCTACTCTGAATCTTTTTGCACCGTACAAGTCAAACTCTGTACAGTTAATTGATAACCCGTCAAATTCTGTACAACTTAAATTCAAGGAATCAAACTCGTTACAGGTCAAAGCATAATAACGTAGGTTATCATACATATCAGCTAATGCTTGGTTCAAGCTTGTACGATACCCTCTAACAGGGTTAAGTACTTCCATATTATTTGGCACATAATCATTGATATAATCATAGAGTTTTTTAACTTCTGTGTCGATATGCGCTCTTGTCTCAGCGTTTAAATCATATATCAGAATGTTTAACGTACTGATTTTATCGAGTAAATTTGTCTGTACTTTATTGATTTTTTCGTCAAGCTCATTATCTCTAGTGTCCATATCATGACGGATATTCGTTTCCACTTCCGTGATATGGTTGTAGATATCACGGTTAAGTCCGTCAATATACGTTTTTAATTCTGCTACTTTTTCATCTGTGTACTGTTTGTAAGCATCAGTAAACCCATTGATAGCGCCTATACACTCATTAACTTTATACCCAATATAACATAAGCATTCATAATAACTCTGCTTATTACTGTACACGCTAGGGACGTCACAGCAAAGTAAAGGGAATAAAGGCTTTATATTTCCTACCATATATCACACCTCCTTTTACCAAACTTTCATGAATAAATCCCGACAAGCTTCCACAAGTTCTCGGTTGATATTCTGTATTTGGTCGCGGTATTTTTCGATTGCTTCACTTGTTGATATTCCTCTTAATCCTATTTCTTTCGTGTCTCTGTCTCTTTTGCTGTCTTTGTTGTCGTTTCCTGTGTGGTCATTTTTTGCTGTTGTTGTAGTATTATTGACAGTTTCACCCCTACTCATAGCATTTGCGTAGTCTTGTGTGGCTACTGTGACTTGTGGGTTATCACTATCAATATTCTGATAATTTTGGCTGTTTTTTACTTCACTGTTTCCTGCATCTGTTGATTTTGTTGTTGTTTTTTCGTTTCCTTTTTCTGCTTCTGTGATTGTTATATTTACATTTGTAAAAGGGTTATCATCTTGAATTGCATCATACAATTTAGTATAATACGGCATTAATTCATGCATTTTTGCACTGAAAGCAGTTTTCCACATTCCTAGAGTTTCAAACCCTATATAATTATTCCAATACCTAAGTAAAAAGTATGTCTTAAAAGTATATAAATCTTTTCTGTCATCAGAATAAAACGGGAAATCAAAGTTGAAAAATTTGTCTTGTGTTTTATCTATGGTTCTTTGCACGGATAAGTCCATGCTCCATAGTTCTTGTCTAGGGATAAAGCTTTCACAAATATCTTTAACTGTAGTAGTGTATTTACTCAATCTCGTCACCCTCTTTCCCTTTTTGCATATACTTGTCGGGTATGTAACCATTTAGCATAGTAGGCAATTCACTATTGAAGTCTACCGTTACATTAAGATTCCATAACTCATTGATAGCATTTGCACATCTTCTTCTTAATGTAAGACCAACATTTCGGTTTGCTTCAACCTGTCCGTTATTACCTGCTGTCTCACCTGTGACAAGGCGTTCCCCTTTTTCCACTGGGTTACTCTCATATCCTAAAGACGTTAACACTTGCGACCATAAATCTCTCAATTCCTGTTCGCATTTATCTACAATGTAAGGCGCTCCCATGTCCAGTGCTTTGATGTCTTTCAAGTTTAGCGAATCAGAAACTTTTAATACAGGTAAATAATTATCGTACATTTCTCCCAGTATTTCAAAACTCATTTTTTCATTGTCTGATGCGGAAAGGGCAACAGGTGTACGCTGTGCATACATATTAATACCCTTTGTTTTCCAAGTATTAGCCATTGCATCGGCATACATCAATGCTTTATAGTAATACGGCATAGTTGAGTAGTTATTCCATAAGATACAACTGTTTTCTTTACCGTATTCTTTAATGTACCCATTTGCAGTATAAGCGATTCTGTCTTGAGGAATATTATAAATATCTGGTAAACCCGATAATGAAACATTCATGAAAGCATATCCTGCAATATTGTCCTTGATGAATACACCCAAGCCATGCCAAAATAAGGTTTGTTCAATGTACATCGGTAGAATTTCTTCGGGTAGATTATGCCATTGATACCTGTTTACAAAGATATCGAAAATATCATAAAAAAAGATAGATTTTATTATGTCAAAATCACTGTTTTTCTTTTTATTAATATTTAGTTCGAAAACTCGTAACGGATTTTTCACTTATATACACCTCCTTTAGTTATTCAATAAACCATAATTCCCTATGTCATCAGTATGCCACAAAGTCACGCCGTTGTCAAATATATTTCTCAGTTTTTTCAATTGGTCTAAATCAATATCACCAGTAAAGCCACAATGAGATGTTTTTACATAATTCCAGTAGGCTCTTGAGTGTAAATAAGGGGTAGCGATTTTATTAATTGGATAACCGAACTGTTCAAAAAAACTGTCTGCCATTTCTGCAAATTGTTTTTTACATGACATTTCATAGAAGTCAACACCACACTCTTTAATACCTGTCAACACATTTTCGGATAATGCTTTTCCGTGTGTCACTCCAGCGTTTCTCGCTCTGTCTGTCTGATTTGCTAACATTCCAAGAGCGTCCCAAAAAGCATTCGTTGTTTTGCCTAGTCCGTTAAGACCTCCTTGTAAGCTTCCTCCTGCTAACCCTGCTATTGCTGTGCCTGTTCCCATGGTAGCATCTACGGCAGTGTGAACTTGCGATAGTGCTATAGAACTTTTGTTTTGCGCTAACCACGCTCGATAAGTGTCTGAGGAGAACGAACACATAGGAAATGAAGAGTTAATAAGTGCTTCATTCATTAACCCATGACCTAATTCTTCGCGTGTCTTGTAGTTTTTAGGTGTTGTCAAGACTTGCGGTAGTGTTGCGATTGTTCCGTAGCTGTCAAACTCAAGAGATTTATCACGATTGTAACTGTATTCATATCTGTAGATGTGTGTGTTTCCTTGGTTATTATCTGCCAAACAAAACAGCCATGGATATGAATATAACTTTTTATTTTTTGGTTTATATCCCTCAAAGACGTTGTCAGAAATCTGCATGATTGTTATTTTAGGCTTTATCTCTTTCCCACCTAAAGCAAGAGTACATAATTTAGGGGACATGAACAATCCTATGACTGCATCTTGCGCTCCTTGGTTGTTGTAATCTTCCAATAATGTGTTGATTCCTTTCAGACCATCTTCTGTAGTTACATCATAGTGCCCAATACTGCCCCAACAGTAAACACCATTTTCCACACGTCCCTCGAACCAACTTTGTTCTGCTGTTCCTCTTGTGACAAAAGCGCAACAATCTGTTGGCGTTAAGTCTAATTTTTTGTGTCGTGATACAATTGTTTCACCCGTTTCAATATTAACAGGTGTTAGATTTGCTCCTATCTCGTCTTTACTCCTTGGAATGTGATGATACTCAACAAAGCATGGCTTGATATTTGCATCATAGAAGTTATTCTGAAAAACGTCTAAAGAAAAATTGATTCTAGTTGTTTTTTCTGATAGCCATTCGATGGAGTCAATAAAGCAAAACACCCATTCGTTAGATATCCCACTATTCTGAAAAGCTAAATAATTGAGATTAAGCGCTTTCATTTCTGTGAACGGCACACGGATATCATAATTTCCTAGTTTAATAGGTGCAAGGTGCGACAAATCAACACCATTGATATGTTTACGATACAACTCTAAATGATTTAGTAAATCTTCTTTCGAGTTGTATAGTCTAACGTGTTCATATTCATCAGACCATGGCACACCACTGTATAACCTTAATTTTGTTTCGGGGTTGCGTGGTGCAACCCCTCCCTGTGTTGGTAAATTTATCACTTTACTATCACCTCTATAACCGATGTGGTTCTTAATATAGTATCATTAATTAATATTAATTCAAGATACGTGTTAACCGTTTGTATTTTATCACAAGCGTCAAAGGCTATATAATTTTTATATACATCGTATACACTTGACCGTTGTTTGTCTACGAGCAATCTAGTCCCATCTTCATTTTTTACATTGGTGAAATATCCTTTTTTAATTAAATCTATTGGTATACCTTTGTTTGTATTATTGTGAATACCAATACCATCAGCAATACCCGCGCTCATGACTAAAGGGTCAGTTGCATTGAAATCTATAGATTTAAACGACTCAACTAACCCTGTTTGGTAAAATTTACAGTTTTTGTGATAGTCTCGTCTGGTCTGTAAATTGCTTTTAAGACAATCGTTCCCGTCTCGTCCGCTCCTGTGTGAAGTAAATGTGTCCCTGGGATAACGTAAGTCTTTGCTGAGGTTGCACCGCTGTCAACTTCAAGAGTCACCAAATTCTGATGATATGTGCCTGCATCACCTGTCACAGTTACTTCTACTTCCTGTGTCTGCCCTGCTGTGTAAGTTCCTGCCTTGACGCCTAAAGTTGGTTTTTCAACGACAGCATCCGTTGTAAATACACGAATCGGGTAGAACGGGCTCGCGCTCACCATTTCCACCTGTGTATAGAAATAATTCCATGATAACACATTTGCCAATCTCTGGTCAGTCATTTCTTTGAACTGGTCGCGTACATTGAAGAATCGCACGTCACAAAGAACGCCCTGTATTGCACTATTCGCAAATTTATCTACAATCACTGTCTGAACTGCTACGTCTGCCTTATCCATATGGAACGCATACGCTAAAGCGTCAACACTAATCTGTGCATTGACTTCCGGTGTTGTTATCCAAATTAGATTTGACGGCATTGTATGAGAAGTTGCTCCGGCTGGATTGTTTTCCGGCAATGGGAAGCCAAACTCTCCAACTGCTCTTTTGACCTCAATCAATAACTTTTTCGCTGATGCTTCATCTACAATCGCGTCAACAGTCACTGCCGGAAGCACCTCTTTTTCATACCCGACATTAATCAAATCACGCATTGCAAGGTATTCGTCCCAGTTCGCTCCTGTGATAGCGCTCTCCATTTTTGCCATAATCATGTCGCGGATTCCATACTCGCTTGTGAATGCTTTTCTCAAGTTGTCATAAGTCACTGTGACAGGGTACTGGATTTCAAGATTTACATTATGAAATACGCTCATAATATAGGACTGGTATTGCTGAAAAGCAAATTTAAAATCTGCCTGTGAATCATAGACACGACCCTTGCACATATTTACATAAGTTTCCTCGTGTGTCTCTCCATAGCGCATTGGCTCTTTCTTAAATCGCGCTAACGGATTTCTCCACGCGATACTGTCCACCGTCTGCATGCCGATACGGTTAATGAGTGATGGCACAATCTCATTTCTTACAGGAGCGTAATTTAAAATGTTGTCATACACTGCCTGTAAATTGTCTGATACCTCTGTTGGTAAATGATTCTGAACCTCAAAAGAAAGTTCCTGTGTAACCGCTTTTAAAATATTCGCGTTGGTTGCTTCTGCCATTATTTAGACCCCCTTACTCTGTCTTACCGTCAAAGTCTAAATCTTCAACGGTGATTTTTTCTTCTTTTTCATCTTTCTTTTCTTCTCTGTCTGTGTTAGTAGCTGACTCTTTCATGCGGTCTTTAAAGCGTTTTTTGTACTCAGCTTCGAGTTTGATATACTTATCTTTCCATTCGCTGTCGGCTTCACCGCTTCTTTCACTCTCATAATTCTGTAACACCTCAATTGCGTCTCCGTGTTCTTCCACGTCAGCGACCGCGTCAATTAATTCGTTTAAAGCTTCATTAAAATCCATATAAATATCCTCCTTTTTACTTATTACCCTTTTACAGTTTTAATTATATCACCAAGGCAAGAAAAAGTAAAGAGGCATTTTTTTCTTTTTTCCGTGTGGGTGTACTGGATATGGCGATAATGACTGCAAATACGCATACCATTTTAATGCATTCTTTTTTCTGTCGTCTTCTTTTTCAACCCCTGCACGTTCAAAATTTTTTAGAAATACTGACGCGAGATAATCCGGTTCTTTTGTGGACTTTCGAAACTCTTCCCATGATATCGGATATTTCGCTGTCTCAATCCACTGTCCGCTTTTTTCTGTCTCCTCGTCTAACCATACACACTGATAATAACCATCTGTGATATCGTATCCGTGGGCATTCGCCCAGTTCGTGTAGTTCGTGGCAGGTGTCCACTGTACTAAACCATAGCCACCGTCATAGTTCCCCTCTTTTAAGGACTGCCATAGTTCGGGATTGATAGTTGACTCAATTTCAATATTTCCTAGCATACCGGCAATGGCATTTAGAGTGAAATCTTTGAAAAACATCGTGCTATAGAACACATAAGCATTGTTCTTCATTTCATCTTCTGTAAGATAGCGGTTTCCATGAATCCATTCAAGGGGCATTCCTGCACTATCACCATAACGATATATCTTTGACCACGCGGACGGTTTGGAAACATATGTATTAATGCTGACCTGTTCGGGTAATGGGTAACGTCCACTGTGCGCTCCCATGGTAATACCGCCATTTCCTGCACCTGCCCCCTGATATACCATCTCTGTGTGACCGCTACGCCATACAATATCCCCTGCCTGCCATGCCTCATTAATACTAATCTCTTTAAAGCCTGCCTGTAATAGATATCCCTCCTCTGTCCTTGTGGTGAACCACGGGTTCACTGAAAAGAACCCTGCTTCTGTAAGTGCTTTTGAAATAAAAGAGCTACAGTCATAATAAGTAATACCGTTCACGGTCTGCCCTCTTCGGTATTGCTGAGAATATCCAATGTTGGGAGCATTGCACGCATTGACTGCCCACTGATAGGCTACATTAATATTTGGCATTTGCTACCCTCCTTAAAATGTTTCACGTGAAACATTTTGTTCCACGTGAATAAAATTAAACCATATGCAACATATCTTTTGCGTAAACGAATTCACGCCCACAAGCGCGTGCCAGTCCACCTCCAAATGTCCCAGGGCACTCTACCCCGTTCGGGTCTTTTCCTTGCAATAAACATAATATTTCAAGTGCTGTCACAAGAAACTGTGTTTCTCCTCGCTTTACATAATGTCTACCTGCTTTTGCTCTTGTCTTTTTACCGACAATCCCGTCCTCTGCAATAGTGTCCCCGTAATCTGCATTCATGGCTCTTTGTACCACACGGACTGCCATTCTTTTCGTGTTTCTTCCTACAATACCGTCAACTGCAATTTTATGTTGCGTAAAATTAATCGCGTGCTGTTGTCCTAAAGCAATCAATTCATTTCTTGGTCTTACGGAGCTAGTAGGGTGCTGTGGTGTAGGTGGAGCAGAATTTGAAGTACCATAGTCTTTGTAAACATGATTCACGTCACATCTTCCGTTAATACCATCAACAGACCCATTACTAGAATACTGCCAAATATCAACATTGTCTACACCTAGCACATTCGAGTATCTAGCTATCCATAAATCATATCCCCATGTCTCACCAATGTAATTCTCGAACCATGATTTACTAGCGTAGATTCCTGCCTTATAACCATGTGTCAGCATTGCATCACAAAAACGCTTTGCGTTATGCTTTGCAACACCCTGTGTTCCTTTTTCTTCACTGTCAAAAAATACAGGTAAATTAGGCGTGTGACCTTTTAATAATCTAAGACAGTGATTAATTTCACCCTCGATTCTAGCTGTGGTTTTTGCATAGGAATAAAAATACACTCCGTATGGAATACCCAACCGTTCGCACTCACTGACATTTCTTGCCCACTGTTTATCGTCTTGTGATATCATATCCTGCCCATATCCACATCGAATAATTACATAATCAACAGCGTTTTTTAATCTCTCAAAATCAATGACACCGTTATGATATGAGATATCTACAGCTTTTTTACTCATGTTTCATGTCCTCCTTACTATCAAAAATGTCACATATACGTTGTAGCGCTAACGTATTATTATTTAACGCGTCCGTAATATCTGTCATTTCTTCCTTGTGTTCTTCCGTCATTTTTTCAATTTTTTGGTCGTTTTTGTCCTCTCTGTACTTTACATACCACATGGACGCACACGCAACCACGGTCGGAAGCCCTAAACTATTAATTAATGTGATAACTTCATTTGCCATGATATCACCTCCTTTTTTCTATCATAACACAAATAACAATATTTGTAAATAAAAATGTTTCACGTGAAACATTGTTCGCGTGAAACATTTTGTGTACGTTACAAAATAATCGAATCAAAGGGAACGCAAAGCCAAAAATTGATATCAGACTACTTGTCTATGTGCGTGTATATCAATTACAATGCCCGTATTATTTTGGGTACGATATTATGATATCATATATTATTTAAAATGTCAATGTTTCACGTGAAACATTAAAAAGATATGACATCAAATATCATGTTCTTACATTCCAAATTTTCAAACAAAAGTAAACCTCTGTTAAAGTATTCCCGTAACATCGTAACGATATAATGAGTCGAGTTGACACGAATAGCAGTATTGTCTATAACATCGGTTTTTGTAAAACATATACGGGTAGGAAAACTATCATCTGCACCTGTTGACACGTATAGACACACATCGTATTTTCTTACATTATATAGATTATCATTGTACTTAATTGTACAAATATAACGTGACTGCCCTGATGGTTTCCCAATCAGACATTCATTGTCATTTAGATATTTGTTTTCACTGGCGTACTCGTTGTATTCAGCACCACGAAAAGCTCTTGCTATAGCACTTTCCTTATACGCTGTTGAGGCGCTTTCATTATAAGTTCTTTCAAACACCCAACCATCACCACGTAAAAATTTGGTGTCTCTCTTTAACATTTTATTGATACCAAACACGCTATAGTAAGGGTTTAACAAAGAGACTGTATTCGATGCCATATATAGCATAACTCTCCTATGCTGTTTACCATGTCCCGAACTGATAGTTGTAAGTAACGACAGTAATTTATTTACTTCGTTTGGCAAATATATATTATCTTCGTCTTGATATTCGTCAAAAAATACAGAACGGATATTGACGAATAACCCACGCATTTTTTTATACTTTCTCGCAACCGACAAAGCTAAACAATAACCGCATGGCTCTTCATTGATAAATAACTGCACCAACGCGCCACGCATCAAACTTTTTTCTGTCATGACATAACCGTCAAATTTTTCCGCAATATCTCCAAAATAAGTGTCGGCACAGTTCTTCATATCAACAACATTGCGGTACAAATAGATAAACTGATTTTCGGGTCTGTATTTATCTTTTAAAAAATCCGAGACTTGTCTACACTTAATAGAGTAACTTTTACCCGCTGTTCTGTTGCCGTCCACAATAAAAATATCAGGTGTATTCCCGTATTTATCTTTCATAGTTAATAATCGCTCACAATGATAATAACCATCATCAATCATGTTAGCACCTCCATTCATGTTTCACGTGAAACATTTATTTTATAAAAAGAGGTGGCATATAGCCACCCCTTTAGAAGAAGAGAATTAAAATGGTATTCTCACGGCATCATATTATAAATTTGATACGTCTAAGGTACAATTAATATAATCGCGTCCTGCTTTTGTCTTTCCGCTGATTTTAATAATGGAGAATTTTTCGCCCTCCATCACGTTTTCAATGTCTTTCAAAGACTGTCTAAAAGTCGCAGACTGTCCAGAATATACTTTTTTCTCAGGCGTAATAATACTTACAATCTCCTGTGTTTCTCCGCTATCTTTGATATCATCAAAGATAAGATATCCGTCAACTGGGATAGATTCTCCATCGTCAATATTTTTTAATGGCTCAATGTCTGGCGCTGTAGTCATAAGATATTTCTCGACCTTTGTGAACTCTCTACTCATTTCTTTGATTTCTACCATAATTCTTTACCTCCTTTTTTCCTGTTAATCTTCCTTTTTCATGTCCTGCAACTCTGCTTCGGTAACAATTTTTTCGTTCTTGACGTCTGAATTAAGTAAAAACTGCTCTTCTGTCATTGTGCGTCTTTCCACTTTAAACTTAATGTCTAATATGGAAACAATGTCTCCCTTGTACTGCTTTTCAATCAAGATTTCCGCTTTATCCCTTGTCTTACAGTTTGACAATTTCTCTTCAAAGCAATCTTTCTTGATTTCACCTGTCTCTTTGTCCTTGTAGATTCTTTCTACAGAAACCTCCGCTGTGACTAATGTCCTTGTAAACATCTTGTTTTCCTCCTTTTTTCTGTTTCTTTGAGTGTGAATTGCAATGTAATATGTTTTATTTATTACATTATAATAACACAACAATTAAATGTAGTCAAGTGTTATGTTATAATTTTTATTTTTTATCTAAATCTCTTACATATATACTATCTGTATCAGCATATAAAAAACCATCACGAATAGTAATAAGTTTAGCCGTAATCTCAGCGTTTTTTAAATTTGTGTCAGTTCTTACATTACTACTATGTGACATTGAGCTTACCCCGTACAAGCTGTTTAACGGATATTCAATTTTTTTACCCATCTTTGTTTCTCCTTTTTCTACTTTATTTATTACATTATTATAATAACACGACGCTAAAATATAGTCAAGTATTATATAATAATTTTTTATCTTTTTGAGCGTGAATTTTAAAGTCTTTATTTCTTAATACGATACCACCTTTCACGCGCTCTGCCTTTAAGTTGCAAGACTCCATATTCAGACCTTGAGATAACTCTGAAATATTTTTTCCCTCTTCAATAAATTTTTGCTTGGCTTGGCTACTCATGCCACACGCTTTAATGTCAAGATAAGGCTCACAAGGCTTGTGATTCTCTTCAACTATATGCTCTGCATAAGTTTTCTGACGTTCATAATAAGCAAAATCAAATGTACTCTCGCATTTCCAACAACAAAAATTCGTCGGGTGCTCTACAACCAGATTTGCTTTATCTAGTCCAATCAAATGTATGGAATCCGTGTCAGCATAACAAAATCTGTCATAATTTGCCATAGCATGACGGATTGTAAAATTCATGGCATATGAAGTAATAGCACTACCTATAGGAATATAGCCGACTTTCTTCTCATGTTCCTCGTGCAAGATAAATCTAATAATTCCATCTTCGTCAAGATAAGGCTCTTTATACGAGGAATTATCCGACATGGCAAATTTTCCGTAAAGATTATTTAAAAAGAGCTTCGCTTTCTGCCTTTTAAAACCTTTTGAGGTTCTCTTTTCTTCTCCGTATTTATCTATGTATTCATCAAAAAACCCCTCTCTAGCGTAAAACCATATATAATCATATATAACCAAGTCGTATATATCATAAGTTTCTTGGAACAACTCCCAGTCTGTGCAAGTCATAGTGAGAGTAATATTAGTGTCATGCATCTGTCCGTCAATATCGCGATAATAGCGATAATATTCACCTCTATATCTGACGTTCGAACTATATAAATTTTCATTGGCTTTATATAATGCACTCTGTCTAATATGAAGCCATGGGAACGCTCCTTTTTTAAGTTGAAAACGACAATTGAAACGGATAAAAAAATATTTATTAGTAGAGCTTATAAGTTCATCGGGTGGCGCTCCCCTATGATATTCCCCGTGCCCAAATGGATATTTGTTACCACTGATGCTATGCATCATGGACGGGTACAGAGAATTTACGTCTAACACTAAACCCCAACCCACTACCGTATGCGCGTATTGAGGATTTACATAGCACCAACCACCGTGATATGATTTATGAACATAGTCCCACTGATTCCATACGCCTGTGATTGATTCATCAAGATAATCTTCTCTGATATCGGGAAACAACTTATCATATTGTTTATTTTCGTAAAAGCCTTTGAATTCTGATAGGCAACACGAGCCTATAGTTAGTTTATCATGTTTTTCATTAAACATCATTTCAAGAGCTTCTTTTAACACTAACACATCATTTTCAATATATTTTTTCTCGCTATCTGAGATATCGCAATACGCGTATCTTTCACCAGTATATTCCATGTCTAATTTTTGGTGCTTTGTGCCAAATGATTTCCCTATATTTTTCAATGAAGACGGCATAAGCTTCAACGAGTTCCTAATCTCTAAAAAAGTCTTATTCCATTTTAATTTAATCCAGTACCATGAGCCCATATCGGATATACAGGTTTGAAATTCTTTTGATTTCATTTCTTTATCTTTACAGTGCACCCAACGCCAACCCTCTTTTAACAGAAAATCAACGATGAATGAACCGTCAAAAGCGAGGTTATGAAAGTACAATATATTATTGCCTTTCATTGTCAAAAACCTGTTTAAAAAATCTCTTATCGAATGAGTTATTGTTACAGTTTCGGTGTTGTCATATAAAGCCACATCAGCCCCACTCCATACTTCTGTACTGTCTTGTTTTTTACCTTTTTCTTGCTCTACTTTTTCACCCCATACCGTTGTCTCAAAGTCACAAGCCCAAAAGGTTATTTGCTTTTTTCGTGGCATTTATACTCACCTCTTTTTATTCATTCTCAATGACAATATCTTGTTCCTGTAGAAATTCTTGAAAATCTTCTGTAGAACTAAGAACGCCCATTCTTTGCAAAATATTCCAAAACACAGCGTCAACCGTAGCTTTATCCATGTATGGCTCTGTTGGAAATGCTTCTGGTTCTTTTGCGTATGTATATGCAAATAGTGCCCTTTCTTTATTTGACGCATTAGCCAATAAAGCATCTGTTTTTTGTCTTAACCAATGTGCTGTTTTTGGTGCAAAACTTTCTAAAGAGTCGCACCACGAGTCAATAATAGCTTCATAGTCTAATACAGGTGTTGCTTCAATAACTATTATACCTGTCCTTTGTAACTTTTTCAATTCTTCAACCGTAGTATAACCTTGTATTCTAGCATATTCCTGTTCTTGCGGTGTTAATTTTATAAAAACTCTGTTTCTTTCAAGAGCGTGTTTACGTCCATATTCATTAGAAGTTATAACCTCGCCAGTAAGCATATCAACAACCGTTGCATTTTTTCGTATTTCTTTTGCACTCTGCTTTTTAATTCTATCAATTGAAGCTTGCGTTGGATTTTTTACTCGCTTAATTATCTTTACTTGTACACCTTGTTTTTGTTGATTTCTAACACGTGCTAGATATTTAGTGTATTCGTGAGAATATTCTTTTTGAATAATCTCCGCTTTTGTTTTCTTCTTTTTAATACGCTTATTAGCCATCTTTTAGTTCCCCTCCTTTTGCACTTTTCTTAAGAGTAAGCCATGCGGTACACGAGTGTACTCGATATAATCACCCGCATGGATATCTAAGTCTTTAACCGCTTCTTTTGGAAGCATGACACGGGCGGTGTAGCCGCCTGTTCCACCTTTTGTAAACATCACTTTATATCGCAATAATTTGTTTGTTAATTTTGCCATGATTTTTCCTCCTTATAAAATATTAAATATTTTCCATGTGAACTCTGAAAAGTGCTCCGCTATGAATGATACAGAAGATAAGAAAAGATATAGTAAAAATGTTGCCATAATAATGACTGATAATATACCTAAGAAAGAGGATAACTTTTCTAGTTTGGTGCATGGTTCTTTTTCTTCTTCTGTAGGTGTATGCCTTTTTATCCAGTCTATTTCACTTTCATGTGGTATTTCACGTGAAACATTATTGGTATCTGGTTTGTTAGGACTAACTGTCTCTATATAGTCTTTAATTCCATCTGACGGATTGGAGTAGCCCCGTCCATCAAAACCCACATAAATGTTTTTATTAGTATACAAATTTTCTACCCAATACGGAGGGTCGACGAATAAGGCTATATAATTGTTCAGTGAATTTTCAGTGTGAAAGTCGTGGATTTCTACACCAAAATCAGTGATGTTATGTAATCTGTATTGAATCATTTATTTTTTCCTCCTTAAAATCTTGAATAATATCTTGTTTCTATAATTATAATACCACAGGTCAGATTATTTGTCAAGTATTTTTTCGTGCTTTTTTAATCAAATGGGGGACGTGTTCTCATT